CGAGCTATTCGCTACTGCACCCGGCAAATAGTAGACTTGATACCGAAAATCTACGATACGCAACGAATTGCGCGGATTATCGGGATTGATGGCGAAGCTAATTCGGCAAAGATTGACCCGATGCAACAGGAGCCCGTCCGCAAAATTGTGGACCAGATGGGCAACACCATTGAAAAAATTTACAACCCTGGGGTCGGCAAGTACGACGTCTGCGTGACGACTGGTCCGAGCTACATGACCAAGCGGCAGGAGGCGATGGACGCCATGTCGCAGATTCTGCAAGGCAACCCGCAGCTGTGGGCCGTGGCCGGCGACCTGTTCATTAAGAACATGGACTGGCCAGGCGCGCAGGAAATGGCAAAACGGTTTGAAAAGACCATCGACCCGAAACTGTTGGCTGACGACGACAAGTCACCGGCGCTACAGCAGGCCGAGCAGCAGATGCAGGCGATGGGGCAGGAGATGGAGCAGATGCACGCCATGCTCCAGAGCGTCGCGCAGTCGATGGAAGCGCAAGAGCTTAACATCAAGCGTTATGAAGCCGAAACGAAGCGGATTAGCGCCACGATGGCGGGCATGACGCCAGACCAAGTGCAGGATGTGGTGCTAGGCACTATCCACGGTATGATGGAGTCCGGCGACCTGATGCCGCAAAACTCTGGGATGCCTGAGATGCCAGCGCAAGAAATGATGGGCGAACAGCCCCCGATGCCGCCTGAGATGCCTCCTGAGATGATGCAGCAGGAGCCGATGCAATGAAGGTTGCTGAATTTGTAGGGTTGTTCTTTTTAGCGCGGGACGTGACGCACAGCGTGCATTTGAACACCCGCAGTTACGCCAAGCACAAGGCGTTGCAAGAGTTCTACGAAGAAATTGTGGGCTTGGCGGACGGGTTTGCTGAAGCCTATCAGGGCCGGCATGGCCTGATTGGCCCCATTTCGCTGCAATCCACTAAGAAGACCAGCAACGTGGTGGAGTTCCTGCAAAACCAAGTGGAAGAAATTGAAGCCGCTAGGTACACCGTGTGTTCTAAGACCGACACGCCGTTGCAGAACCTGATTGATGGTATTGTGGAATTGTATCTGTCCACGCTGTACAAACTTAAATTTCTTTCGTGAGGTTTATATGGCTTTAGCTTCTTACATTACCGCCACGGCCAATCTAAAGCCTAGCTTCGGTAAACTTAAAGGCATTTTCGTTAGCGCAGCGTCTAGCACGCCGACCATTACGATTTACGATTCTGCCGCAGCAACAACGACCAAAACGCTAATTGGTGTGTTTACGCCCGTGTCGGCAACCAATTATTTTTTCCCGGCAGACGGCCTTCAGTTTAATAACGGGTTGTATATCGTCATTAGCGGAACTGTTGCCGCAACTGTTTCTTTTGAATAGTTATTGCTAGTTTTACCCATATAGGGTAAAAACGCACAAACCGTACCGGTGAGGTTTACCGGGGGCTTTTAAGGAGCCAGTGATGAGTGGTGAAGAACTGTTAGCGGAAGTACCCGCGCCGGAACAGGTAGCGACGGCAGCTCCTGAACCCGATGTTTCAGCGCCGGAAGTTGAAGAGCAGGCAGAGCCCAAGACCTTTACACAAGAAGAGCTTGACGCGATTGTCAGCAAACGGCTTGGAAGAGAGCAGCGTAAGTGGGAAAGGGCTCAGCAGCAGAAAGCACCGGCACAACCGGTCGAACTGCCGCCAGCTGACCAGTTTGAAAGCGTAGAGGCGTATGCCGATGCGCTGGCTTTGCGTAAAGCGGAACAACTGATTCAGCAGCGAACGGTTCAGCAGCAGCAAACTGAAGTTCTTGAGGCTTATCACGACCGCGAAGAGGAAGCGCGGGGCAAGTACAATGACTTTGAACAAGTCGCGTACAACCCGAATCTTCCGATTACGAACGTGATGGCTGAAACGATTCACGCTTCCGATATTGGCCCCGATTTGGCGTATTACCTTGGGTCCAATCCGAAAGAAGCTGACCGTATTTCCCGGTTATCGCCGTATTTGCAAGCTAAAGAAATTGGCCGTTTGGAAGCCAAATTGGTTTCTGAGCCGGTAACAAAACGGGTAACTAACGCGCCAGAGCCTATTCAACCCGGTAAACCGCGAAGTGCTTCGGCACCGAGCTTTGATACCACTGACCCTCGGTCTATCAAAAGTATGACCGCATCGCAGTGGATTGAAGCAGAGCGGCAACGCCAGATGAAGAAGCTAGAAGCGCAAAGACTTCGCTAACTAGGAGATATCATGGCTAACTCAATCCTTACGATTGATATGATCACTCGGAAAGCTCTCGAAATTCTTGAGAACAACCTGGTGATTTCCCGCAACGTGAACCGTCAATACGACGATTCCTTTGCCGTCGAGGGCGCCAAAATTGGCTCGACCCTCCGCATCCGTCTGCCTGACCGCGCGCTCGTCACCGATGGCGCTGCCCTCCAGGTGCAGGACGACAACGAACAGTTCACCACCCTGACTGTTGCTTCGCAGAAGCACATCGGCGTGAACTTTACTTCTGCCGAACTCACCATGCAGTTGGATGACTTCGCGGAACGTGTGCTGAAACCCCGCGTTAGCCAGCTGGCTGCCTCGGTTGATGCTGACGTCGCGAATGCGTACAAGAGCATCTTCCAGTCGGTTGGCACCCCCGGCACCGTTCCGGCTACTTCGCTCGTTCTGTTGCAGGCGCAGCAGAAGCTGAACGAATCCGCCGCTGGTATGGCGCCGCGTTACGCCACCGTTAACCCGGCGGCCAACGCTGGTTTGGTCGAAGGCATGAAGGGCCTCTTTAACCCGGTTGATACTGTTAGCCGTCAGTTCAAGAACGGCATGATGGGCCAGGGCGTTCTGGGCCTCGACGAAATCAACATGTCGCAGTCCATCGTCCAGCACACCACCGGTAGCCGTTCTACCTCCGACACCATTCTGGTGAACGGTGCGGTCAGCACCCAAGGTGCTACCACCATCAACCTTGATGGCGGCACCGCTTCAGCAACAATTGCTGTTGGTGACGTGTTTACGATTGCTGGTGTTTTTGCTGTCAACCCGCAGACCCGTCAGTCCACCGGTTCGCTCCAGCAGTTCGTCTGCACCGCGACCGCCACTGCGTCCAGCGGCGCGTGGACCAACGTGGCGATTTCGCCGCCTATCTTTACCAGCGCGAACGCTTTGGCTACCGTGGATTCGTTCCCGGCTGACAACGCTGTCGTGACCTTTGTTGGTTCTGCTTCGACCCAGTATCCGCAGAATCTGGTTTACCACAAAGACGCCATTACGCTGGCGACTGCTGACCTCCTGCTTCCGCAGGGCGTGGACATGGCTAGCCGCCAGGTTCACAACGGCATCAGCCTGCGTGTTGTCCGTCAGTACGACATCAACAACGACCGTATGCCTTGCCGTATCGACGTGTTGTATGGTTTCTCAACCATCCGCCCGCCGATGGCCTGCCGCATCTGGGGTTAAGGAGAAAATATCATGGCATTTCCTTCTACCGGCAACGGCTATCAGACTACTGACGGCAATGTTAACGAAATCACCTTGGCGATTCAGAGCGCCCCGGCTACGGTTTCGGCGGCGGGCACTCTGACGGCGGCTCAACTGCTGACTGGTTTGATTGTCGCTAGCGGCACGCCTGGCACGCAGACTCTGCCAACGGTGGCTTTGCTTGAGGCTGCGCTGCCCAACGTAAAAGTGGACAGCGGGTTCAACTTGAATCTGATCAACACGGCTGGCTCTACCGCCACCGTGGCGACCGGCACGGGTTGGACGATTGTGGGCACGGCAACCGCTGCGACTGTTACGTCTGCCGCGTTCCGCGCACGCAAGACCGGCGACGGCTCTTGGACGCTGTACCGAATCGCCTAAAAAGCGAATAGGAACGGGGTGGGTAACCACCCCGTTTTCTTTATGCACATCTACCTCAGACACCCCAGACATGGCACCAAAGTCGCTATCGCGGACGCGGAAGCGGATGCGGATGAACGTAATGGATGGGTGCGATATACTCCCGGTGAACCGGAAGTTCCGGTCAATGAATTAGAGGCTAAACGCCGCCGCCGACCCGCCGCATAGGAGTTTCCGCCGTGCAGAGATATGTCAACTTTATAGCGTCCACGACCTCCACCAGCTCGACGCTAATGGTTCTTTCTAACGCCACCTGCACGGTCTATGTCGCCGGCACTTCTACAGCAGCCACGCTGTACAGCGACAATGGCATCACGCCGTTGGCTAACCCGTTCCTATCGTCTTCGACCGGCCAGGTAGCGTTCTACGCCGCTAACGGACTGTATGACCTTGTAGTGTCCAAGATTGGCTATCTGACCGTTACCATCAGCGCCATTGAGTTAGACGATCTCCTAGCCCCCTCCGGCAGCAACAGTGTTGGCTATCTGCCAGCCGGAACAGGCGCAGTTGCGACAACCGTCCAGACCAAATTGCGCGAAAGCGTGAGTGTGTTGGATTTCGGCGCGGTTGGCGATGGGGTAGCGGATGACACCACAGCAATTGTAAACGCGATTACTGCAGCGCAAGCCGCTTATAAATCGGTTTATTTCCCCGGCGGTAAATACCGAGTGACCACCGGCGGGATTAACATTGCAGGAGTGGCGCTTATCGGGGCCGGCGTGCCGGAATTTGGCAATACCTACAACGACAATTCATCCGTTATTTTGTTGGATTCCACAACGGTCACGCCATTTATTCTTGGGCTTGGATGGAACATTAGCGGGCTGACGTTTTTCTATCCCAATCAAGACGGCACAGCCGTTACGCCAATCGTGTACCCACCGCTGTTCACAGGCACTTATGTGGCCGGCGGCATCATGAACAACGTCACCGTTTTGAACGCTTATCAAGTGTTCAAATTTACTTCTGGCACTGCCATCGGTGATTTTCGTTTAGACCAATGCCGTATGTATGGCATCGATAAAGTGTTTTGGTTTTTGCAAGGCGCGCCAGAAGTCATCAACGTCAGCGACTGCATTTTTTCCCATGGAATTTTTGTTCCTTCTTATGTGCCGAATGTGTATTTACGGGATTACACAAGCGCAAGCGGCGAGTTTGTGCGGATAGACGTTGCAGCTTCAAGCAAGACTTCAGTTGATGGGTTTAACCTAAACCAATCATTGGTTTATGGGTATAGGTACGGCATCCGAGTGCTTTCTGGAATTTTAAGCGTTAGCACCATTAACAACAATTGGTTTGACCAAGTACGCACGGCTCTTTCTGTTGAGACTCCTGGAACTATTGCCAACACCCGCTGGACAGGAAATTACCATTGGTCTATGAGGCCCGGTTTTGTTTCGGGAACGCCAGGAACGTATGGTTACAACACTACAGACCCAACCATATTTTCCAGTGCATCAGGCGGCGGTGGGAACTTGCTTATTTTTGACAATGATTTTGTTTGGAGTCAAGGCAGCCACATTTCGTGGAATGCTGCGTCATTTGCAGACGTAAAAATTACAGACAACAGGTTTCGTAGTTGGGGCAAAGACGCTGTAAGCGCACCTACTAGTTATTATGGCATTAGCGCAACAGATGGAACATTAAACGGCTCAATTGGCCTTAATAAATTTCAGCCAACTGGCGGCGTAATTGCACACAACAGGAACGGAATTGGTATTGGAAATGCGGCGGATGTTGCAATTGTTACCAACGAGTTTGACGATTGTTATTTACCAATTTGGATTATTGCCGCAACCCGAGTGCGTATATTAGCTAACACTAGCACTGGATCTACTTTTTCGGCTGCGTTGAAAAATGACGCAGCCGCAGGTGTTTTGCAATCAAGTGCAAACCGTTGGGATAAAGCGCCAACCGGGCCAAGCGGCGCGCCTTCTTTTAGCGCAAACGCCGGCACTCAAACATTCACTGGCGCAAAAACTCAAGCCACGTTTACAAACGCAGAACCGTTTGACCGCGATGTTAATTTTGCGTCCAGCACGTTCACCGCGCCATCGACCGATGATTACGAGTTTAACGTTCAGTTAAACAACACAACCGGCGTCACGTTAGGTGATGTATGGGCGTTGTCCATTGAAGCAGCCGGCGGTGCAACTCAAGTTTTTGCGAGGTCTGTTTATGTCACTGCTAATTCAAGCGTATCGTCGCCGTTAAGTTGTTCGGCCACATTTAGTTTGACTGCCGGTGATACGGTTATTGCATATGTCACACGAGTTTCCGGGACAGGAGACTATGTAACGATTAACAACGCGAGCTACAACACGTTTACCGGCAAGCGGATTCCGTACTGATGACCTCCCGGCTGTTGTTTGAACTAGAACACCTGCTTATCGCCCTTGTCGTGCAGGCCGCCATTGGCTTTGCGACCGGCAACTGGTGGACTGGCGCTGCGCTGGGAGCTGGCATATTCATTGGCCGCGAACACGCCCAAGCCGAGTACAAGTGGATTGAACATTACGGCCAAGGGCGGCGCGCCAACCTGCCTTGGTGGGGTTGGGCTGACCGGCGGGTGTGGGATGTTCATTCTTGGTTCTGGAATTTATCATTGCCCATAGCGGCTGTGCTTCTAATGGCCGGAGTAATGTGAAATGACAATTATTGTCCCATCAACTTCGTTTACGACGTCAACGACAGCGGGCGACCAAATCAACGCCGCGTTGCGGTTGATTGGACAATTAGCTGAAGGCGAAGTGCCGTCTGCGGCTACCGCACAAGATGCGTTGACCGCCATGAATCAAATGATTGATTCGTGGAACACCGAGCGCCTTAGCGTGTTCTCAACGCA